CTGCTGCGTATATTTCAGGTGTTGAGACTTTTTGAGTTAGGATGTTTGCATGGCTAATCCTGCGAAACCTGTTGAATTGAAACGCGCCCTTGGCAACCCGGGTCAAGGCAAATTGCCCAAGCCCGGTGAGCTACCCGTAGTTTCAGGCGGCTATGTCGAACCATTGCGTGAATTGAGTACAGCAGGTGTGCAGTTATGGGAGGAGACATTTCGTTATGCTCCTTGGATTGCGCGAACTGACGCTCCGTTGTTGCAGTTGACCTGCGAGCAAGTTGACCGTCGTGAACAAATGCGAGAGATGATGGTCGGCTTAGGTCCGGACGATTGGCACATGTTCAAGCAGTTGAATGATTTGGAGACTGCGATTGTTTCAAATTTTGGCAAACTTGGTTTTAGTCCTGATTCGCGCAGTCGGCTCGGCTTGGCTGAAGTAAAAGCTCAGTCTAAGTTGGAGGAGTTGTTGGCTCGTAAGGCTGACCGTGGCTAATTGCACTCATGATGACGGTAGCCTTGACCGTAGTTTTTGCAAGTGCGGTGTTATGCACTTTTTTTGTATTTATTGTGGGAAGCAGTTAGATGAGTGCGATTAGTTCATGGCCTCCCGCATGGCTAACCTCCGACTGGGAGGGCAAAACAGAAGGTCAACTCTTTGGTGACTTTGTTGATGCTTTCGGTGTAATCACTAAAGATTCTGTCGCTGGTAAATCTGGCGAGTCTTTGGTCTTGCGTGACTGGCAGCGTAAGTTGATGGACAATGTCTTTGCTGTCGAGGGCAACGGTTATAAGCACCGCCTTAGTCTGATAGGCCAGCCCCGCAAAAATGGTAAGTCGGCACTTGGTTCCACGATTGCCCTGTATTCGCTAATTCTTGGTCCTAAAGGTGGCGAGGTCTATTCCTGTGCTGCTGACCGCGACCAAGCACGAATCGTTTTCGCCGATGCCAAGAGAATGATTGAAGCCAACCCAGAACTTACGCAGGTTGCGAAGCTTTACCGCGATGCTATCGAGATTCCAACTACCGGGTCTATTTATCGCGTGCTATCTGCCGAGGCTTTTTCCAAAGAGGGTCTGTCGCCGACAATGACCCTGTTCGATGAGCTGCACGCACAACCTAACCGTGAACTCTTCGATGTTATGTCTCTTGGTATGGGTGCGCGTGGAAGAATGGCAATGATGGTTGCGATTACCACCGCCGGGGTCAAAACCGACAACACAGGTAAAGATTCGATTGCTTACTCGCTTTATCAATATGGTCAAAAAATTTCCCGAGGTGAAATTGTCGATGACACTTTTTTCATGGCTTGGTGGGAAGCAGCACAAGATGCTGACTATCGGTTAGAGCAAACATGGATTGATGCCAACCCCGGCTACGGTGATTTGAATGATGCCGAGGACTTTGCGTCTATGGTGCTAAGAACACCAGAAGCTGAGTTTAGAACTAAGCGTTGCAATCAGTGGGTATCCAGTCAGTCAAGCTGGCTACCAGCAGGAGCATGGGATGAACTCGGTGACGAGACTATCGATATCACGCCGGAAGAAGAGTATGTGCTTGGTTTCGACGGTTCGTTCGCAAATGACTCGACAGCCATTGTTGCGGTATCGATACCGACAAATGAAGATGACATTCCAAAGGTCAAGCTCATAAAGACTTGGGAAAAGCGTTTCGGTGTAGATGACGACTCATGGCGTGTAGACATCGACGATGTGTTTGAGACTATCGTTCAATTTACCCAGTCACACCCTAGAGTTCGTGAAATCGCCTGTGACCCTTACCGCTGGCAAATGGTTATGCAAAGACTACAAGACATTGGCCTTCCAGTTGTTGAGTACTACACAACCAACTTGCGTCTGATGATTCCGGCGACTGCAAAAGTGTTTGATGCTGTCACAGAGAAGAAACTTGTTCACGATGCTAATGGCGCTCTATCTCGCCATCTTGACAACTGCGTGTTAAAGGTAGATGCTAAAGGTCCTCGAGTAACTAAAGAGTCCAGTCACTCAAAGCGCAAGATTGACAACGCTATTGCTTTTATTGTCGCTTATGACCGCGCTACTGCTAGGCTAGAAGAGGAAGAAGTGCTTGTTCCGGGATTTTACTATTAGGCGGTTTGCATGATTGCAACAATTCTTCAGGGCCTTGGTGCTGCTGTAGTTTCTGTAGGTTTAGGTTTATGGCTTCCACCAGTAGGCATTGTTGCCGCTGGTATTTTTCTTGTCCTATTTGGTTTGGCATTGGAGCGTAAGTAATGCTTGGTGGTTTATTCGAACAACGCGCTATTTCGCCGTTAACTCTTTGGGGAGCTGGCGATGATGTACTTGCCGGAACTCAATCCAGTGCCGTTGTAAATCAAGACACTGTTTTTAAAGTCAGCGCTATTTTCTCGGCGGTTAGCCTAATTAGCGATACTGTTTCAACTTTGCCTGTCGACACTTACATTCGCCGCGATGGTGCAAGATTTGCTTTCCGTCCAAAGCCAACATGGATTACAAAGCCAGATGTTGACACTACTGCGATTGCATTTTGGTCAGCCAACATTGTTTCGCTACTTTTAGACGGAAACATCTTTGTTCGCGTATTCCGTGACGAATCAGGCAACATTGTCAATCTTGTCGTACTGAACCCGCAAAAAGTAAAAATCAAGAGAAACGGTCTAGGCCGTGTCATGTACGAATACGAAGGTGAAGGCAGACTACTTTCATCTGACGAGATGATTCACATTCCTGATGTTGTCAAGCCGGGAGAAATCCGTGGCATCTCTCGAGTAGAAGCACTAAAGGATAACTTCGGTCTTGCTATTGCTCTTGAGTCTTACGCAGCTCGTTTCTTTGGGCAAGGCTCAACATCTAACGGTGTTATTGAATTTCCGGGCAACCTTACCCCTGACCAAGCAAAACAACTTGTTGACGGCTTTGATGCTCGTCACCGTGGTTTCCGCAAGGCTCACAAGACTGGTGTGCTATTCGGTGGTGCTAAGTATGTCAAGACAACTGTTGACAACGACGCGGCTCAGTTTATTGACTCACGCCGTTTAGCAGTCGAGGATGTTGCGCGTGCGTTCAACATTCCAACACACTTGCTTGGTTTGCCCGGTACAAACACTTACTCATCAGTTGAGCAGAACAACATTGCCTTTGTCGTTCACACTTTGCGTCCAATCGTTCAGAAGCTGGAGTCTGGTTACTCAGTTCTACTAAACACCGTTCCGGGTGGCGAGCAAGCGTTTATTAAATTTAACATGGACGGTTTGCTTCGCGCGGATGTTCAGTCACGCATGGCAGCGTATTCAGTTGGTCTACAGTCAGGATTCTTGACAATCAACGATGTTCGTCGCCTAGAGGACTTGACACCACAGCTTGACCCATCAGCCGAGCAAGTTCGTGTACCACTAGCCAATGTCAACATTTCCGCAGCCGGGCTGACAGAAGAAGAAGCAAAAGTCACCATGGCCCAGAAACTTGTACAAGTTGGTTTCGACCCTGCATCAACAATGGCAGCACTTGGACTTCCAGCAATCAAGCACACAGGCGTGCCGTCACAACAGCTGCAATCTGTTGCGCAAATAGACCCTGAGAACCCTGAAACTGTTTACGGAGTCTAAGCATGATAAATCCCGGTATCCACAATGTAACTTGCTACCAAGGTGCAACATTTGATTTGAACTTTACTGTCAAGCTTGCTGGCACTGCTATTAACCTGACAGGCTACACAGCAAGGATGCAGGTTCGTGAATCTGTGGATGCTGCATCACCTTTGCTATCTTTGACTTCTGGTTCTGGCATAACACTAGGTGGCACTGCTGGAACTATTGAAGCAATCGTTGCTGCAACTGCAACAGCTGGCGTTCCGGGCGGTCAGTATGTTTACGACATGGAACTTGTTTCAGGTTCGGTTGTAACCCGCATTTTGCAGGGTAGTTTCAAAGTACTTCCAGAGGTAACTCGTTGAGTGAATACACTATTGAAATTGTTGAGTCTCCGACCACTGTAAGCGTTACCGACACTGCTGTAACTGTAAATGTTACAAACACAGTTTCAGAAATAGTTTTAGCAGAGGCAGGCTTACCCGGTCCTCAAGGTGGCCTTGGTCCAGCAAACACACTAACCGTTGGTTCGGTTACTACAGGTGCTGAAGGTTCATCTGCCACAGTCACTATTACAGGTCAAGCTCCTGACCAAACAGTAAGCTTTGCTATTCCCCGTGGAAACACCGGAGCAACTGGAGCAACTGGTGCCACAGGCGCTAAGGGCGACAAAGGTGACACAGGCGACACTGGTCCACAGGGCGAGCAAGGTATTCAGGGAATACAGGGCATAAAGGGTGACACAGGTTCTACAGGAGCGACAGGTTCTCAAGGACCAATCGGTTTGACAGGACCGCAAGGTATTCAGGGCGAAACAGGTGCTACGGGAGCCACAGGCGCTACAGGTCTAAACTGGCGAGGCAACTGGTCTCCAGCGACTAACTATATAAACGACGACGCTGTTTACTACAACAACTCTTCATGGTTTGCATCTGGCGACCCGGTTACGAGTGAAGTTCCAGAAATCGGTGCAGCGCACTGGGTTCCATTAGCTTTGCAAGGAGCAACTGGCGCTACTGGTGCTACAGGTGCTACCGGAGCCAAAGGTGACAAGGGCGATACCGGAAATACTGGTGCGACTGGTCCAACTGGTGCAACTGGTTCGCAGGGAATCCAAGGCATACAAGGAATCCAAGGCGATACCGGAGCAACTGGCGCTACGGGTCCACAGGGTCCAACCGGCGCAACCGGACCAACTGGACCGACAGGTGTTATTGCTGCAACATCTCCAGTTGCTTACAACGCCGAGACACAAACCGTTTCTTTATCCGCGACAACTATCACCGTCAACGGAACTGCTGTAGCACTTGGCGGGACAGTGACAGTATTGGCCACATTAGGATAAATAGATGCCAGTAAAAAATTACAGCTACGACTTGGTTCCCAATGTTCGCACGCTTGTAGTTCCACCAAATGTTGAGCCACAAGAAGTTTGCATACACAATCACGAACACCAGTCAAACCGCGAAATCTTTTTGGGCAATGCTTCAGTCACCTTGGCAAATGGTATGCACGCAGTTGCAACTCAGACTTCAATCATCACTTTAGAACCCGGCGATGAATTATACGCAATCAGCGCTGCCGAAAACAACCTACGAATAATGGTGGTGACAAAACACTAATGCCTTACTACATTACAGAGAGCAATCCCGACTGCAACGGTTGGGCAGTAGTTGACGCAACAGACGGTTACTACGGCTGCCACACCACAAAGCAATCTGCTATCGACCAAGCGGTTGCTATTTCAATTAGCACCGATGAGCCATTTGTCGGCGAGCGTGCAGCTAACGGTGAACTGAACATTGGCGACTATGTAACTTGGGGCGAAGAGTCCGACACACTTGGTGAGATTGAAGTTGTCGCAGAACCTGTAGCCGCTGTCAGAATTTATGAAAAAGAAGATGGCATTTATAGCGAGACCGACAAACTCGTCATAATGAACATTTTGCAACTTAAGCGCGTACCCCGACCTGAGATGGTTGCAGAAAAAGAATCCGACGAGGAAAGCCCAGTAGGTTCAGAATCTTATGATGACGAACTAATGATGGATGTTCCGGCGGATGATTCCGAAAGAGCTGTAAACCTTGCACCACCTGCGTTTATGCGAGCAGCTGCTAGGCGTGGACTTGCACTTTACGAAGAAGGTAAAGGCGGAGATGGCCTTGTTCCAGCGACTATCCGCGAAGCTCGCGCAATGGTTGCAGGGAATGTGACTGCTGACAAGTGGGTAAGAATTGCTGCTTGGATTGCTCGACACATGCCAGACTTGGACGCACCACAAAATAGCAACACTTCTGACCCTGACTATCCGGGTCCGGGTTTGGTTGCACATTTACTTTGGGGTTCCGGTCCGAGTAAGCGTCGCGCACAACGCACTATGGAGTATGCGCAACGAGTTGTTGATAGGCTAGAAGCTGAAGGTGAACGAGGTAAAAAGATGTTAGTAAAAGAGGAAAGAACCACTGGCGTAAACTTTGAGGTACGCGAGTCAAGCAATGGCATGACCTATTCCGGTTACGCAGCCATTTGGGACAGTCCGTCCGAGCCTCTACCATTTATTGAGCGCATCCAGCGTGGTGCCTTTAGAAAAACTTTGCAAAGCCGTAACGAGATAAAGCTTTTGTGGAATCACGATGCAGGTCAAGTCCTAGGTTCTTTGCGTGCTGGCACTTTGCGTCTATTTGAAGATGCCAAGGGTCTGCGTGTTGAGGCTGACCTACCTGATACCCAGTTAGGCCGCGATACTGCGGTTTTGCTAAAGCGTGGCGACATTTCTTCTATGTCATTTGGTTTTTCGGTTCCAAAGGGCGGCGACACTTGGAACGAAGATGGCACCGAGCGTACTCTAAAGTCAGTCAGATTATTCGAAGTATCGATAGTTGCGTGGCCTGCATATACCGCTACTATGGGTACAGCCACAGTTCGGTCATTCGACAAGTTGGCTTTGCGTTCTCAGCTAGATGAAGATACTCTTAGTGATGTCATGTTGAAGTTAGAGGAAGGCCAAGATTTGACTCCCGAAGAAGCCGCGTTAATTTCCGAAGCCGTAGATGCTTTGACAACTAAGTCAGAGGAACCTGCTGCTGTAGAGCAAACTATCGAAGAGATAGAGACCAACCTGCTAGAGTTAAAACGCAAGCAGCTTGAACTAATTAAGAAGAAGGTTTTCTAATGGCTACCAAAGAACAAATCAAAAAGGCAATCCTTGATGTTGCAGGAAACCCTGAATCTGGCGTTGTTGCCGAATTTGCTGAGGCTTGGGCCGATGCAATCGTGGAAATTGACTCACCTCGCGCAGCATCGCCTGCAAAAGAGATTAGAGTTGTTTCTCCTGTAGAAACTCGCTAGTATAAGTCTTACCCTTCCGGCAGGTTGTGTTCCCGCATCCTTCGTATCCCTGCCGGGAGGGTTTTCCCTTACCCTTTTCAGTATTTATGTACAAAAGGATTGTAAGATTGAGACAACAGTAGAGTGTTAGCACCACTGGGTTTGTCTGCGTTAGCGCGGCATTTTCTATCAACCTTTATTTAGGAGACAACATGTCTGATTTCATCAAAGTTCAGGCTGAGGCTCGCGCAAAGGCTTGGGAGCAGGCAAAGGCCCTTTTGGACCATGCAGCAACCGAGAACCGCGACCTCTCAGCAGCAGAAACCGAGCAGTTCGACAAGATTAACGCTGACATTGACCAGCGTTCATCACTAATCGAATCAGTTCGTGCAGCAGAAGAGCGCGAAGCACGCGCAGCAGAAGCCGCAAAGGGTTTCGAAGTTCGCACCGCATCGCGTGGCGACGAAGAGATTCTACGCTCAATCGCAATGGGTGAGACTCGCGCTCACACCTTTGAGAAGCGCCTACTTGTACCAAGCGACAACACAGTTCCAAAGTCATTCTACGAAGAGGTCTTTGCAGTTGCTCGTCTAGTTGGTCCAATGCTAGATGTTTCACAGGTCATCACCACCCAGTCCGGTGAGAACCTAACCATCCCGACTCTAACCGCATACTCAACTGCAACCATCAAGGGTGCAGGTACTGCGATTTCTGAGTCTGACCCAACATTCAGCTCAATCACTCTTGGCGCTTACAAGTACTCATTCTTGATTCCAGTTGCCAACGAACTATTGACTGACGCAGGGTTCAACCTACAGTCAACTCTTGCAGATGAGATTGGTAACGCCATTGGTTTTGCAGTTAACGCTGGTCTAACCACTGGAACCGGAACCGTTCAGCCTACTGGTGTTGTAACTGCATCTGGTTCAGGTATCACAGGTGGAACCGGAGTTTCTGGTGCTTTCACTGCTGACAACCTAATCGACCTACAGTACTCACTTGACGGTGCAGCTCGTCGTCTACCGGGTGTTGCTTACATGGCCGCTGGTGCATCAATCGGCGCTATGAGAAAACTAAAAGATACAGCAGGCAACTACCTGTACACAGTAAATGTTGGTCAGCCTGACAACTTCGCTGGTTACAATGTAATCGAGAACCCTGCTATGGCAGCTATTGGCACTGCAGCAAAGAGCGTGGTTTTTGGCCACCTACCGAGCTACAAGGCCCGTGTTGCTGGCGGTCTACAGATTGCTCAGTCAAGCGACTACGGTTTCAACACCGACACCACTTGGTACCGCGCGACTCTTAGAGTTGACGGAAACTTGACCCACGCTGGTCACATCAAGTCATTCGTTGGAGCAGCAAGCTAATCTAACGAAACAAAGCTGGACCCCCGTTGCTCGCAGGTTTGCAACGGGGGTTCTTTTTGTTCTAAGATAAAGCCATGAAACCTGCAAAGAAAATTGACGCTATTGTAAGCGTCTGGTCAAACTCTCCACACCAGCCGACAGGCTACGGTGTCCAAGCTGGTTACTTAGTTGACCGCTTGAAGCGTGACGGTGCTGATGTTGCCGCATTGTCTAACTACGGACTCGAAGGCAACAATTCGGTTTACGAAAGTCCGTATGGCCCAGTGCCACACTATTCCCGCGGCTTTGACCCTTACTCAAATGATGTACTGCCGATTCACCACCAGCACTTTGTTTCAAAGCATAAAGGTAAGTCAGTAAAAGATTTTATTCTTACTCTCTACGATGTATGGGTATTAAGAAATCCGCAACTAGATGAAATCAGTATCGGTTCATGGGTTCCGATGGACCACACAACAATTCCACCTAGAGTTTTAGCTTGGCTACAGAAACCTAATGTGACACCGATTGCTATGGCACCTAACGGCGTTCGAATGATGCAGGCTATGGGTCTTGAGTGTGAGTATGTACCGCATGGAATTGACACAAAGATTTTCAAACCTACAGCTACAGTTGGTAAGCAACCTGTGCGTGAATTTATGGGAATTACCGATGACCAGTTTCTTGTAGGCATGGTTGGTGCAAATAAAGCCAATGGCTCTATACACCGCAAGGCTTACGGCGAAAACTTTCTAGCTTTTAGTTTGTTTGCTAAAAAGCACCCAGATGCCATCATGTATGTACATGCCGACCCTGCTGCGACTCTTGGCGGATTTAACTTGCTTGACTTAGCTTTGTCTTGCGGTATAAATAAAGAGAATCTGCTATTTCCTAACATGATTGACTTGCGCTATGGCTTTGAGCAAGTAGACATGGCTGGCTTTTATTCGGCTATGGATGTTTTGCTTGCACCTAGTTATGGTGAGGGCTTTGGTATTCCAACCGTTGAAGCACAGGCTTGCGGAACTCGAGTAATCGGTTCTGATTGGGCTGCAACACCTGACTTAGTTTCAGAAGATTGTTTCTTAGTAGACGGTCAGCCTTTTTGGGATGACGCACAGAAATCTTGGTTTATGATTCCAAGCGTGCCAACTATCGTCAAGGCTTTAGAGGCTGCCTATGAAGCGCCTAGGGGTCCATCACAGGCTTCTATAGACTTTGCCAAGCAATTTGATGTTGAGACTGTCTGGGAAAAGCATTGGCTACCTGTTTTAGAAAAACTATCTAAGTGATTCCGGTTATAGGTTTCTGCACACTAAAGCGTTTTGATTTAGCAGACCGCCTATTGGCAAGTATTGACTATCCGGTTGAACACCTTGTAATTATTGATAATTCTGGAACACAAACTTGGAATCCAGTTACACCTATGTTTGTAAAAAACACTTGGCTAATTAGAGTGCCTTTTGGACTCGGTCTTGTTGGTGCTTGGAACCTAATTGTAAAATCTACGCCTTATGCAAAGTCTTGGCTGCTAGTAAATGACGACGCATGGTTTGAACCCGGTGCTTTGGCAATTATTGATAAGGAAACCGACACAAAAGCAATAAATTTTGTTGACATTAATACAAAATGGTCCTGTGTAGTATTTGGTGAAGGCATGGTCGACAAGGTCGGATTATACGACGAGAACTTCTATCCTTTGTACTTTGATGATAATGATTTAGAACGCCGGATAGACTTTCATGAAGTCCCAAAGAAGCTTATTAAGGCTAAGGTGCATCATGAGAACAGTTCTACACTTCATAGCGGATACCAGCAGCAGAATAATACAACTTATCTGGCCAATCAAAAGCGATTTACTGAAAAAGGCGTTTCTGGAGACATGTCATCCGGAGAATGGAGCCTGCAAGTGCGAAGGGCAAACCGATGGGACTAACTGTTTACACGGGCGGGACTTTCGACCTGTTTCATGCAAATCATGTGAAGTTTCTGAAGCGATGTGCCGAGCTTGGCTCTGTGACTGTTTCTCTGAATACTGACGAGTTTATTCAACAATACAAAGGTAAACCTCCTGTTATTTCTTTTGAGGAGCGTGCAGCTGTGCTTCTTGGGTGCCGCTATGTATCTGCTGTTGTCAGCAACTTGGGCGGTGCTGATAGTCGTCCAGCTATTGAGTTGGTATCACCTGACCTTATAGTGATTGGCTCAGACTGGGCCAGACGCGATTACTATGCACAAATGGGCTTTGACCAAGACTGGCTAGATGAACGCGGAATCGGCATGTGCTATGTGCCATACGGTAAAGGCGTTTCTACGACTCAAATCAAAGAGCGTATGCGTTTTGCGCTAAAATAGAATTAACCTAGGAGAATTATGGCTATAACCAACGGCTACATCACACTCAACGAGCTAAAGGCTGCGTTGCGTATTCCGGTCAGCGACACTATCGACGATTCGCTTCTTGAGAAGGCCGTTAACTCTGCTTCTCGGCTTATCGACGGCTACGCTAACCGTTCGTTCTACAATGGTGGAACTGCTACAAGAATTTATGCTCCACAAGACGCTTATGTCACCGAGTTCGATGATTTGCAGTCTTTGACGACTCTAGTAACCTCAAGCGACGGTGAGGGCTTTGATACCACTTGGGGAACAGCTTCATACCAACTAGAACCGCTGAATGGCATCGTAGACGGCCTCACAACCCCGTACACGCGAGTTCGGGCCGTGGATGACCTGACCTTCTTGTCTGTAGGCGAAGAGGCCACAGTGCAGATTACAGGCGTTTGGGGTTATGCAACAGTTCCAGACGCAATTTCGCAAGCATGTGTCATTCAGGCATCTCGTATCTTTAAGCGTCTGGACTCACCTCTTGGTGTTGCCGGATTTGGCGAAATGGGCGTAGTTAGAGTTACATCTCGTCTTGATGGCGATGTAGCACAACTTGTCGAGCCGTACAGAAAAATTCGGTTTGCATAATGGCTGACATTGGTGAACTACGCGATGGTATAGCAGCCAACCTAGCCACAATCGATGGTTTGCGTACATCCGCTGACATGCCGGACAATCCTAGTCCTCCAATCGCGGTAGTATCGCTATCAGACATCGACTATGACCAAGCTTTCGGCAAGGGATTGACTATTTACAACTTTGATGTGACAGTTATCGTTTCAAGAGCCGATGCCAGAAACGCACAAAACTATTTGGACACCTATTGTTCGTCGACAGGGGCTAATTCTGTCAAACTAGCGATAGAATCAGATAGGACACTGAATGGCAAAGCCTTTGACCTGAAAGTGGCTCAGTTAAGAAGCTATGGCTCTTTAACTGTCAACGACACGACATATTTAGCAGCTGAATTTACCGTCAACTGCTATGCAAGCTAGGAGAAAACTGTGGCGAAATTTGTAGCTACCGATGTAACTGTAACCCTAAACGGTACAGCAATCACATCAAACCTTAACTCAGTGGAACTAAACATTTCATCTGACGAAATCGAAACAACCACCTTTGGCACATCAGGTTTCAAAACCGTTATTGGTGGACTAAAGTCTGGCACCCTTCGTCTTGACTTTATGCAAGACTTTGCAGCAGGCGCTGTTGATGCCCTGTTGTTCCCGCTATTCAACACTATTGGTACTGTTGTTATCAAGCCAACCTCAAGCACTGTATCGGCCACAAACCCGACCTACACATGCTCTGTGCTTATCAACAATTATGTCCCATTTAGCTCTAGTGTGGGCGACCTCGCCTCGTTTTCGGTGACGCTACCGACCACGGGCGAAATCACTCGCGCAACTGCATAATCAAACTAAGGAATAACTAATGAAAATAAACCTGCGAGTCACTTACGAAAGTGGTTCATCTGAAGAAGTTGTTTGTTCAGCGATTGATTTGGTGAAATTCGAAACTGAATACAATTTGTCGGTTACTCGTCTTGAAAAAGAGATGAAATTGACTCACCTATTATTTCTGGCTCACGCAAGCCTTTTCCGTCAAGCTAAGACAAAATCTAGCTTTGACGCTTGGGTTGAAACCGTTTCATCGATTGATGCTTCGGGTACTGACCCAAAATAATTGGCCTCGGCGAATCTTCTACACATTGGTATATCGCTTCCCTAGCTTGTGAAACAGGTATCGCACCAAGCGTTCTGATGCAGGAAACTGACAGAATGATTTGGACAATGATGCGTTATCTGGTGTGGAAAGCCGAGAGACAGTCTGAACCAAAATAGAGAAAGGCACCCCTTCGGGGGTGCTTTTCTTTTATCTTGTAGAATCGTTGTATGAGACCTTTGGTGCCGATACGCATTGACCGTAAACTGTCTATGCAGTTCACTGACTATCGAGGCTTGATAAGAGAATTAAAAATAATAGAGCCAACTGCCGTTAGCCAACTGAAAAAAGATTACAAGATAATCTCTAAGGATATGGCAAAAGAAGTCAAAAGCTCTATCCCTAAAACATATCCTTTAGGGCCACGCAAAAATAAAAAACTTGGTGGTATGCGCTCCGGTTTCGACCATTCTGGTCGCACAGCTTGGGGAAAACAACCAAGTATGAACATGGGTGAAGGTGCAAAATCTTACCCTGCAAATTCAGTTTTTATTCAAACTCCGTCTAAAAAGCCTCGTAAGGGTCGCTACATTTCTATTGCTCGTCTAAAGGTCAATTCAGCTGCCACCGCACTAGCAGACATGACTGGTCGTGGAGGTCGTTATGACACTAAAGGTTTCTCGAGATTGCACGAAGTTCGTCTTTTTGGTGGTCCAAAAATTAGTAGGCAGTATCGTTTGAATGGTCAAGGCCGAGCATTGGGAAGAAATCTATCTTCCGGTGCTAAAGGTAAACTAAAAAGTAGTGGTTCGCGTTATGTTTGGCCTGCTGCTGAGAAAAAAGAAGAAGCAACTCGTAAACAAATGATTCAGCGTCTGCAAATTGCTTACGACACTATCAATAGAAGTTTGGCAGGTAGATAATGGCTGGTTCGATTTATGTACCTATACTGTCGTCGTTCAACCCGGCTGGTGTAAACAATGCTCGCAAGTCATTAGGCGGATTAGCTGGCGCGTTTGATGGGGTCAAGCGTGCTTTAGGTTTAGCATCTGCCGGATTTGTTGCTTTTAGAGCAGTTTCTGAGACTATCGACTTTGGCCGTAGCTCTATTGTGGCTGCTCGTGACTTAGAGCGAAACCTTAACGCCCTTGGTCCGGTATTTGGCAACCTTGCTCCTCAAATGGAGGCTTTTGCGGCTAAAGCTACAGACATCGGTTTATCTCAGATTGAAGCGGCTAAATCCTCTACTTTTCTTGGGTCAGTTCTTAAACAAGCTGGTTTTGAAATGGGAGATGTTGCCAGCCAAACTCAAAACCTTGTAGGACTAGCCTCTGACCTTGCAGTAACTTACGGTTACGATGTATCAGAAGCGCTCTCAGGTATGACCGCTCTGTTCCGTGGTGAGTACGACCCGATTGAGAAATTCGGTGTTGCTATGAAGCAATCCGAAGTTAACGCAGTGCTTGCCGCAAATGGTCAAGATAAATTAGCTGGTGCTGCACGCCGAAATGCCGAGCAGATAGCTCGTTTGGCTTTGCTTTATCAGCGCACAAAAGACGCTCAAGGAGCTTTTGAAAATGGTGCGGGAACACTCTTTGTTGAGCAACAGCGTTTGCAATCTATCTTTGCTAACTTGCAGGCTGAAGTCGGTAAAGCACTTATACCTGCGTTAGTTAAAGTTGCTGAAGCATTACAGCCACTTGTAATGAAACTTGGCCCTGCTATTACATTATTGTTCACTCAATTTGCCGGAATTATTACAATTCTAAGTGGCCAGCTAAGTAATGCTCAAGGAAACCTTTACAACTTTGTCAAAGTTCTTGGTGGCTTGTTTGCTGCACTAAAATTTGTACTGCCGTTTCTTATTGACAACGGAATTGCCATACTTGGCTTAATTGGTCTCTATAGAGCTGTAAATGGTGCTGTTGCCCTAGCATCTGCTACTCAAATTGCCTACACCACAATAACGGCAGCAGCTACTGCTAGTACAGTGGCTTCCACTGCCGCCACAACAGCATCGGCTGGTGCCACGGCAGTCAAAACAGGTGCAACAGTAGCCGCTACCGCTGCCACAACAGCTAATGCCGCAGCCACCGTAGCTGCAACAGGTGCAACAATAGCTTCTACTGTCGCTACGACAGCCGCTACTGGTGCAACAGCTGGATTAGCAACAGTGCTTAGAGCAACTCCTTGGGGTGCGCTTGCTACTGGTGCGGCTGCCATAGTAATACTTGGCTATAACATTGCAGCTGCTATGCACAAGGCTTACCTTGAAACTGAAGGTGTACGAGAAGCGACTGATGCGCTGTCTAAGCGTAAAACTATTGGTGGTCCTAATGTCGCTGCAGGTCGTGCAGCGCAAGGCGGTGCTTATGCCAATCGACGCAAATTTGAAAATCTAATTGAAATGAATTATGGCAAAAAAGTTGCCATTCCTCTTAACTACGACACAATGAGCGTCGAAAGTGAACAATCTGCGTTTCAAAAAATGCTTGATGAAGTACTTGCAAAATTTGAGGCAGCTGGTGAGGCAGCCGCAGGAAAACTTGGGGGTACTTCAAAGAAACTTGGTGCAGCTTCAAAAGCAATAGTTTCTGAAGCAGATAAATTAATTCAGAAACAAACAGAAGCCCTTAACGCCTTCAAAAAATCGTTTGCCGATGTAATTCCTGCACTACGGCCACTTGCAATCGCTACACGCGAAATTGGTGAGTTTGAGCAGTCAACTATCGAATCATTTAAAAACATTGTCGATAAAGTCGACGAAGCGTTCCGCGAAGGCATTATTAGCGAAGGCGCGCAGCGAGAGTTCAACGACTATCTTGCTGTTGAAAAAACTGCTTTTATTGCAATTAACCGTCAGCGTGATGAATTAGTCAAGAAGCGTGGCCTTGCAGAAACTCTTATCTCTGACATAAAGGCAGCAATCATTGGTGTTGGCGGTCTTGCTGGACTACTTGAGACAGAAACTCGTCAGGTCACAACTGCGACTACAAAAATAGTCGATGGCTTTACCATCACCACAAAGCGCACAGTTGACGAAATTGTTGGCGGTCAAGGTGTGCTATCTAAGCTATCCGCTGTTGTTGCAAAGACAAAGGCGTTTGCTGGTCAGCTAACACAACTTAGAAAACTCGGTCTAAACGAGAATCTTTTCAAGCAAGTTGTTGAAGCCGGACCTGATGTCGGCGGTCAGTTGGCTGTTGAGATTTTGGCTGGTGGCGCTGATGCTGTCGGTGCGCTAAACACAACCTTTAGAGAACTAGAAGATGTTGCAGGTCAGGTAGCCGAGCAAACTGCACAGGTAATGTACGGTTCCGGTGTTGATGTTTCAAATGGCCTAGTTGCTGGCTTGTTGGCACAGGAGCAAGCTCTAGTCGCTGCTGCTGAGACACTAGCAAATGCCTTTATAAACGCCTTTAACGCGCTGATGGCAAAGCTACAGATTCCATCTTTGTCTGATGACACCGTCACAAATGCGGGCGGTTTTGCGTATAACAACGCGCTTGCTGGAGTTTCTGGTGATGATTCACAATTCGGTATGGGAACACCTTGGGCGCAGGACATTGCTAAATTCCGCGCATCACAGGCTCCGGTTACAAACAACTACATAACTGTAAAAGGCGCATTAGTTACAGAAAAAGATTTTGGCCAGTATGTAACCGCAGCGCAAAATAAATACACAAAATCAAGTGGTGGATAATGCCGACAGAAAAAGTAGAAATTGGTTTTGACCTAGTTCTTCCAACAGGTCCATTTTTTACACTAGATGACCCAGTAAAAGGCCAGCTAGACAACACTCTCTACCCATTAGCAGGCTTCCAGTACTACGACATTACTCAGTATGTAACAGATGTGGCTGTTCAGCGTGGAAAGTCTGATTACATCGCCAACATTTCTTCTGGTAGCTTAGTTGTCACTCTAAACAACTTAAACCGTTATTTTGACCCACTTTTTGCAGCAAGTCCATTTTTCGGCAACATCAAGCCAAAGCGTGTAGTTCGGTACTCAGTAAATGGAGTACAGGTTTATCAAGGTGTTATAGACGACTGGAACCTTGATTACAACATTCAAGGAGAGGCTTTAGCTTCTTTTTCAGCATCAGATGGCTTTGTGTACCTAAATAACCAAACTTTGCCAACATTTACCGCAATTCCACAACTTTCCGGTGCGCGTATAAATGCCATTCTTGATAATGAGTTCGTTTTGTGGCCTTCCGACCAAAGAGACATCGACTCAGGAACCACAACATTTGGTGCAGATGTAATACCTGATAATCAAAATGTTTTGCAGTATCTGCAGCAGGCTGAACTTTCAGAACTTGGGTTGCTCTTTATAGGCAAGACTGGAGTTTTGATTTATCGTGACCGAAGTCACATTGCCGCAACAAGCGGACTTGTTAGTTTTGCAGACGACGGCACTGGAATCGGTTATAGCAACATGGTTATTAGCTATGGCTCTGAAAACCTAATTAATGAAGTGGTTGCCAACTCAATAATTACTACCACTGAGTTGACCGCGTCAGATTTGAATTCTCAAGGCGAGTACGGTATTTTCAATCAGACTTATAGTGATTTATTGCTTAGTACAGACGCACAAGTTGAATCATTTGCCACAACAATTTTGGCTAAGTATAGTGAACCAGTTTACAGTTTCAAAGAGGTAGAAGTTCGCTTAAATGAGCTTGACTCAGCAGACCTTTTAGCAGTCCTAAACCTAGAGCTTGGCGATTTTGTACAAGTTACCTTTACGCCGTCAAATGTCCCACCAGCCATAATTCGGTTTGCGCAGATTATCCGGTTGACCCACAATGTAGATGTCTCTGGCGAGCATGTTATGACTTTTGGCCTAGACACACTAAACTTTACCTATCTAGTATTAGATGACACAGTATTTGGTAGACTAGATGAAGGCTCACTAGCTTAAGGAAATCATGGCAGTCAGAAAAACTTTTACCGCAACCGAGGTTCTTACAGCGGCCAACACTAACCTGTATCTTTACAACAGGCC